AGAGACAGATAGATACAATGTGGTATCTGGCTATGAAGGTTCAGCCTTACAAAGATTGCAAGTATTAGAAAATATAGAAGAAGGTGGCGATGTTGTCACTTGGCAAGACCTAACTACTGGCGAAACTCGCCAAGTAATTATCGAGCAAATCTCATTTACTCGCATGACTCCACCAGACAGAAGGTTTGATGGATTCGGTGGCATTATCGAAATCACTATCAGAACGGTATAATACTATGACGCCTAACGACTGGGCTGCACTTGCTGTGGCTATAACTACTTTATTCGGAACACTAGCATTGGGAGTAAGACATTTAGTTAAACACTATCTGTCTGAACTTCGCCCGAATGGAGGCTCAAGTCTCCGTGATTCCGTTGATAGATTGGAGCGACAGGTTGAAGAAATTTACAGCATTCTTATTAATCGCAGTAAGCCTTAGTTTATTAACTAGTTGTGGGTATCAAGGATGGATGAGATATCCTTGTCAAGAATATGAAAACTGGGACAACCCTGAGTGTAACCCACCTCAATGTTTAGCAGTAGGACAATGTACTAAAGATTTAATACCAGACTCTATGGAGGGTATCGATGGTCAAACGGCAACGACTGGGCGCTGAAGAGTTACACGCTAGATTAATAGTAACTATTGGAATCATTCTAGCAATTGTATTTGCTGGTTCAGTTTTCGCATTATTGTATGCGTTCTTATTTATCACTCAACCTTTAGGTGAACAAGCACCAAACGATAAGGCTGCAATAGACTTGGTATCTACACTATGTGTATTCCTTACTGGAACTCTTGCAGGTATTGTATCTGCGAATGGATTAAAAAGCAAAAAGAAAGAGGAGGACAAAAATGAGTGCAGTTGCTGAGATAGCAAAGTCACAACTTAACTACACAGAAGTAGGTAAGAATAACGATAGTAAGTATGGCAAGTGGTATGGATTAAACAATAACCCTTGGTGTGCTATGTTTGTATCTTGGTGTTTCGACCAAGCGGGTTTGGTGGCTACAGTAGCAGCCCAGACCAAAAAAGGATTTGCTTCTTGTGATGCAGGATTAAAATGGTTTGCTAAAAAAGGTAAGATAGTTCCTGTTGGCAAAGCCCAACCAGGAGATATAGTTTTCTTTCAGTTCGATGATGACGCACAAGCCGACCACGTTGGTATCTGCGCTAGCAACGACGGAAAGAAATTCCTTACAGTCTATGAGGGTAATACCTCTAGTGGCGATAAGGGCAGTCAGTCAAACGGAGATGGTGTGTATCTTAGGAAACGTGCCTACTCCCTAGTAATGGGCGTTGCTCGCCCTTAAAGGATGAAAATGAATAAAACTAAATTAAAGGCAATTGCCTCAACATATGCACGTGCTGCAGTAGCAGCCGTACTTACTCTATACCTTTCTGGTAATACAGATATCAAGGCATTAGCAACAGCAGCGCTTGCTGCAGTAGCAGGTCCTCTTTTGAAGGCATTAGATTCATCAGCCACAGAATTTGGACGTGGAAGTAACTAATTATATACCCCTAATTAGCCTTTAAAGGCCCTTTAGAGACACGAAAACCCCCCAACCTAGTAGAGATACTAGGAAGGGGGGTCTTTTGTCGTTTATTCTCGTGTTTTGCTAGTCTTCTAGGTCTTCCCACTCTTCCATTAGAAGCCTGATATCTCTATGTTCTTTTGCTGTACGGTACTCATCCACCAGAGATGTGATTAGGTATACAGTTAAAGTTCCTAAAGTAGAACCAAAAAATACAGCCCAAAATGTATTGTTTACGATTTCTGACATAGTACTCCTTATGATAATATAATTAATTATATATTATATTATAGACCCCTTCGGGGTCTTATTATATATTATATTATATACAAGTATACACTATACAATAGGATTGGTTGGACCGCTAGGTTCACGGTCCCACACTCTTTATCCACGGTGCTATAATAATACTATGACAATAAAACTTGAAGAATATACACTACCAGAACATATGTCATACAGTGCTTTCAGCACTTATCTGACTTGTGGATACCAATATTATCTTGGAAGACTTTTAGAAATGAAAGAAGAACCTTCTGTATGGTCTGTTGGAGGGTCAGCCTTCCACTTGGCTACAGAAATGTATGATAGGGAAACTCTATGAGCCAATCTCTATGGGAACAAGCATGGGCTAAAGAATCTGAAGGTATAGATTTAACTAATGCTAGAGTTGGTGGTAGAGCCACTAAGTTATTACCAAATAAAGAAGATATTAATTTCTGGCAAATATCTGGCCCAATATGGGTTGAAGATTATATTGCTTGGCGTAAAGCAAATACCAACTGGAAGATTTGGACAACTCCAGATGGTAGACCAGCCATTGAATTGGAACTAATGCCAGAGATTTCTGGAGTTCCAGTCAAGATGGTTATAGATAGAATATTTGAGGTTAATGGTAAGTTAGTAGTAGTAGACCTCAAAACTGCAAAAAATACTCCTACCAGTACTTTACAACTAGGGTTCTACAAAGTTGGGCTAGAAAAAACCTTTGGTGTGGGCATTGAGTATGGAACGTATTATATGTCTCGTGATAGTGGTACTAGCGAGATGATTGACTTATCAAGTTACACCTACGATAAATTGGAGTACTTGGTAAGTGGGTTTGACAAAGCACGTAAGGCAGGTATTTTCTTGCCCAACACAAACTCTTGTCAATACATGTGCGGACTCACCGCTCATTGTCAATTCTCAACAAAGAAGGAAGTATAAATGGCAGAAGACTGGAAGTTGCAAGTATCGTATAAAACTCCTGGCGGAGATATGATTAACGTCAGAGCGAATACTGTTGATGAGTTAAGTGTATTATTAGAAGGCATTGGAGATTACTCTACTCAAATTGCCGCTGTTGCAAAGTTGGTGGTGGGAGCGAGTAATGCCGCCCCTTTATCGACGCAAGGTTCCACTCCAAGCACAAAGCCTCCGCTAACCTCGCCAATGACCCAGGAAAATCCAGTATCAGGTGGCATTGAAGAGACTGTTCAGGACAGGTATGGAAACATATGGGTCTATAATAAAGCGGGCGCACCAACCTGTGCAAGAGGTACAATGGTTCTTAAGTCAGGGACTAGTCAGGCTGGTAAAGCATACAAGTGCTGGTCAGACCCTGCTTCAGGACCTAAATGGTCAGGGGAGAAAGTTCCTAAAGAATTACACGCACCAATTATTTGGGCGTAAAGAGTTACTACTAGGTAGGGAGTCTGTAGATGCGTACACTTGTTAGGTCTGTGGGGCGTGCCTCTATCGGGGGTGAACCCCTACCTAGTTGTTTCAAATCGTTTGAGGCGTCCAAAATTATAATTAGGCGTTCAGAAGTTTCTATGTTTGCAGGTGCTCCTGGGGTAGGTAAGTCAACACTTGCCCTAGCACTTGCATTAAAAACAAATGTTCCGACTCTTTACATCTCCGCTGATACCAATGCACATACTATGGCTATGCGCCTAGCGTCAATGATATCTGGTAAGAATCAAACAGATGTTGAACAGAAACTTAATACTGATGTTGGATGGACTAAAGCAGTTCTCCAAAAAGGAAGCCATATAGTTTGGTCGTTTGAATCATCGCCAACCCTGCAAGACATAGACGAAGAAGTTCAGGCGTTTGAAGAGTTGTGGGGTTGTGCACCAACCTTAATAGTTTTAGATAATTTAATGGATGTAGCCACAGATGGTGGCGAAGAGTTCGCTTCTATGAGAGCGATTATGAAGGAGTTGAAGTACCTTGCCAGAGCCACTAATGCTGCGATTGTTGTATTACACCACACTTCTGAGGCAGTTCCTGGAAGTCCTTGTCAGCCAAGAAGCGCAATCCAAGGTAAGGTCTCTCAACTTCCTGCGCTCATATGTACACTCGGTACGGTGGGCACATCGCTTGGCGTGGCAGCAGTCAAAAATCGCTACGGTAGAGCAGATGCTGGAGGAAGTCTCTTGACTTGGTTAGCATTTAATCCCGAATACATGTATGTAGAAGATATACCAGAGAACTCATGACAACTAGGAAATCACACAAGGCAAGGGGAGCAAACTTTGAAACCGACTTACGAGATTATTTTAGACGAATTGGACTTGATAGTGAGAGACTTGCAAGAAGAGGTTCTAAAGATGAAGGAGATATTGTTGTCCGCTCAGACTTCCTCGGCCAAGTTGGAATTATTGAAGCAAAGGCCCCAGGTCAATCAGGTCGCATTGACCTCTCTGGTTGGACGAAAGAGGCTCAAGTTGAAGCAACAAATTATTCAGAGGCAAGAGGCATTAAAAGAACATCCGTCTTATCAGCGGTGGTTATTAAAGCGAGAGGAAAATCAATAGCAGATTCTTATTTAGTGTTAAGGTTGGGCGATGTATTTGACGGATGACATGCCAAGTATAGTGGATGTTCTTCAGCACTACGGTGCAGATATGAACAGGACTAGCGGGCAAGTAAATATCAGATGTCCATTCCATGATGACACACATAAGTCTGCAAGTTTTAATACCAGAGAAAATATATTTAATTGTTTTGCATGTGGTATGCAGGGCAACAGTTTACAAGTTATAGCAAGAAAAGAAGGGGTGGATATTCGTGAAGCAAAGTCTTTCGCAGAAGGAATTATTGGGCAAGGCAGCAGCAAAGTACGCAGCAAACATTTATCAGGCGGAAGATTACCTAGCAAGCAGGGGTATAACAAGGGAAGCAGCACGTCTGGCTCGATTAGGCGTAGTAGGAGAGCCTGAGATTGGACATGAAGCATTCCAAGGACGATTATCCATACCGTATATTACCAAAACTGGTGTTGTCGATTTGCGTTTTCGTAGCCTTAATCCTGCTGTTGAACCTAAGTACATGGGAATGACAGGTGCTGAAACTAAAATGTACAATGTACTTGATATAGATAGAGCGGGAGATTGGATTGGGATTTGTGAAGGCGAACTTGATACGATTACTTTGTCTGCCTGTGTTGGTATTCCATGCGTTGGTGTACCTGGCGCTAATTCTTGGAAGAAGCATTACACGAGATTGCTTGCAGATTTTGAAAGAGTCTTTGTCTTTTCTGATGGTGACCAACCAGGAAAAGAATTCGCTATTAGTTTATCCCGTGAGTTGCCAGTTACAATCGTGCAAATGCCAGACGGAGAAGATGTCAACTCTTGCTACGTCAGATACGGTTCCCAGTATATTCGGGAAAGAGCAGGATTAGATGATAAGTAAAAACATACCTCCATGTAAAATATGCGGTCAACATTTTGATAATATATTTGAGGCAGTTGACCACATGATTGAAGATGAAGGTAATGAAATGTTTGACCCTAAACTTATTCTTCCTGGTGGATATCAATTAATGATTGGTTCCTTATTAAGAACTATACATTTCCATTCTCGTGGTAATAAAAAAGTTAAAGAAATAGTAGAGCATACTTACGCTACTCTTTATGCTGCTGAAACTAGCCCAAGAAAAATGAAAAAGTTTATAGAGGATTTGATTATCACCACAGAAATGGACACTCTTGAGCATGAAATCAAGGATTTTTTGAGTAAAAACAGCGAAAATGAGGGGAAAAATGAATAATAATACATCGTTTGAACATGATTTAGGTAAGACTTTCCAAGAACTTTTGGATTTACTTTTATCTAAACATAAAGATTACGGACCTAAAAATATATCTGATTCTCCTGGTGGACCAGTGAATGGATTAAGAGTTCGTATGCACGACAAGTTAGCACGTATAAATAACTTGGTTGATAGTGGCAAAGACCCTAAACATGAATCCCTTGAGGATTCCTTTAAGGACATGGCAAACTATGCAATCATAGGATTGCTAGTACTGAGAGGACAATGGGATAAATGATAGAGATAATGCTAACGTTTCAACTACAACTAACGGCTCTGCTGGCTTTAATAGCAGCACTACTGAGATAGGAATAAAGTGAATCTAACTAAAGGTGAAAAAGAACGTGAAGATTTTATGGCATGGTCTATGGACCGTGACATAGAAGATTCTCAATTCAGCATGGCATATAGTCTATGGCAAATTAATAGTTCGTTAGAAAAATTAATTAAAGTAATCAAGGAGAAAGCGTGAAAATATTTGGACCTTACAAGGGAAGCAAGCAAAATGGTGGTCGTCCAATTTACGTTATCAAACGTAAAAAGAAAGATGGGTCAACACAAACTACATCTACAAATAAAGCAAGACTTGACTACAAAAAAGCAACAGGTAAAAAGTTAAAGCGTAGTCAAGAAGTAGACCACATTGATAACAAAGGTCGCAAGGGTAAAGATGGTATAAAGAACTTACGAGTTTTATCCAAAAAGAAAAATGTAGCACTAG